CCGCGAAACGAAACGGCCCGAAAAAATTTTTTCCAGTCTGCGCGTTTTTTGGGCGCCAGCACCGCAGGCCGATCGGTCGCGTCACAGTACCTTCGGCGCGTCTGGACGTCGCGTGCGGCGCTCTGACGGCCTCTGTGGCGCGTTTTCTTGGCTGGTCGTCCGTCGGGTCGGCTGCGTCGCTTCGCGCGTCCTGTGGGCCGCTGTGTGGCCCTGCGGCGGCCGTTGGTGTGGCCCTACTTGCCGAGGGCCCGGTCGAGGTTGTGCTGGAGTCGCTTGGCCGTCTCCTCTTGGAGTCTGGTCATGATCTTCTCGCTGGTCTTGTCGCTGGTTATCATCTGCGGCACCGAGATGGTGGTGAACTTCTGAATGTCGGTGCGGGTGCGGCTCATTCGCTGGAAGGGAATGTAGCCCACGCCGTCGGCCTTGGTATTGCCGGTGCCCATGAGGATATTGTGCGAGCGCTCGGAGTATGGGCCCCCGGGCGTGCGCGTGTTCTTGTAGCGGCCGATGACTTTCTTCTGGCCCTTGACGACCTGCATCTTCAGCGTGTAGCTCTTGCCCGCTGGTGGGGTCTTGGGCGTCATGCCGAAGTGGACAGGGGTCAGCAGCCGGCCGGAGTAGGTGATCGTCATCTCCTCGATGGTCTCGCCTCTGACCTGTATGCTGCCGGCCATCTTCTTCGGCTTGGCTCCCTTGCCGCTGGAGGGCGTGATCTCTGACTTCTTGATGTTGTAGACCTGTGTCACCTCCTGAGCGATCCAGCCCGGGGCGCGGCTCTTGACGTCTCTGACCGTGGCCTTCACGGCCTTGCGGCCCTTCTCGTCGATCTCTTGGACTTGGTCGAGGAGCTTCTGAAGGTTCTCGACGCGCATGGTGATGGATCCCTTTGCCACTGGCTCACCTCCTTCGGGGCATAGAAAAGCCGCCGGGCGTGTGTACGCTCGACGGCTCGGTTGCCTTGCGGCTTCTCTTTGGTTGTTGGCTGGCTGGCCTTTGGACGTTGGCCGCGTGTGCGGCTTTCGTCCGTCGGTCTTTCGTATGATACAGAATACCACGGGGCCGGTGTGACTTTCAATGTCATTCGCTCCGTTTTAGTGTCATTTGCTGTCATTCACTTCGGCCTCGATCTCGGCGAGGCTCAGGAGGGCCCGGCCGTGGACGCGGTACATCCTCCTTTGGTAGGCGTCCGCTTTGTCCGCAAAGTCGGGGCGGTTGCCATACAGCGCGAAGGTGACGTCCGGCCACTCGGCTCGGTCGAGATACTTGAGCTGGATGGTCAGGCGCTCGTCGGGGTCGTCCATGAGCTCGGTCATGGCTTCGATGGCCCGGCGCTCGGCTTTCTCCTCGGCCTCCTTCTGCCGGATTTTCGCCTCGAGCTCCATCTTCTTCTCGACGGCAGCGGCGACGGGGTTGGAGACGCCGCCCTGCGGCCGTGGCATACCAGACAGATCAGGCCCGGACGGGCTGCCGATCGTGGCCTCCATGCGGTCGAGGCGCTCGCGCTGGTTGTCGATGTCCCTGAGCAGGGCCGTGTACCTGTGCAGCCGTTCCTTGATCCTTTTGGTTTTGGGTTGGTCGTTCATTTCTTCAGGGCGTCACTCCTGCTCACCTCCTTCGTCGTCGGGCTCGAAGATCTCGGCGATGGCCTCCCGCGGGAGCTCCTTGCCTTGACGGACGCAGCGGACGTTATTCTTGCCTGTGATGCTGATGTATCGCTTCACGATCACGTCGGTGTATGCCGGCGTCAGCTCCATCAGGTATGAGGGCTGCCCGTGTGCCTCGCAGGCGGCCATTGTTGTGCCGGATCCTCCGAAGGGGTCATAGACGCCCTTGGCGAAGTCCGTGTTGTCGACGAGCTTCTCCAGCAGCTCGACGGGTTTCTGTGTGGGGTGCAGCTCATTCCCGGAGCGGGAGATGCTCAGCACGTTGCCGTAGCCCTTGTGGCCGTCGAAGTGCGTCGCGGCCCGGGCGCCGAACAGTATGAGCTCATGCTGCGATCGCCAGCCGACGCCCATGCCCGGCGTGCCCTTGTCCCATACGATCTCAGACTTGACGCCGAAGCCGGCAGCCTCCACCAGATCGAACAGATACACCCACATTCGCCAGTCGGTGAAGATGTAGGCGTAGAGGCACGGGATGTCGGTCAGGGCGCCGCGGATCAGGTTTTGGTAGCCCCGGGTGCTGAGGATGTCGTTGGCGATCTTCGGGGCCTTGCCGTCCTTGTGTGTCGTGCCGATGCTGCCGGTCGACTTCTGCGACTCCTTGCTGCCGCCTGAGCAGTAGGGCGGGTCGGTCAGCAGGATCTCCGGCGTCGCTCCATCCAGCAGTAGGGCGCGATCCTCCGGCCGGGTGCAGTCTCCGCAGAGGACGCGGTGCTTGCCGAGGATCCAGAGGTCGCCGTACTGCGTGACGGGCTTGGCCGGCGGTGGGATTTCGGCGTCAGGGTCGCCCTTGAGCTCCTGATCGTGGACGGCTTCAGAGAGGGCCGTGACGATGTTGCCGTATTCCTCCTCGGTGTAGCCGGAGAGCATGAACGGGATCTCGCCCGTGTCTATGTCCGCAAATACCTCGGCGAGCATTTTGTTGTCGATCGTGGCGAGCTCTGCGATGCGGTTGTCGGCGGTCAGGTCGGCCATCTCCTCGGCCTCGCTGGCGTAGTTTTGGTAGTCGACCGGGGCCTCCTTCAGGTCGTCGAGCTCGGCGGCCATGAGGCGGCCGTGGCCCTTTACGATGTAGCCGCTGCGGGTGCTGACGGTGATCGGCCCGCGCCAGCCCGTCGCCCGGATGACCGAGGCGAGGAGCTTGATCTGCTCCGGCGGGTGCTGGTTCGGGTTCTTCGGGTTCGGCTGGAGGTCTTTGACCGGCACGATGGCGTCATGGGCGCAGAACACGGGGACGCCGTCGGCGTATGCCTTCGGCTCCGCTGTGGTGATGTACTCGGCCAGCTCCGGCCCGTCCTGCGGCTGTGGTTTATCCTTTGCCATTGTGCTTTCCTCCTCTCTTGAATTGCCCGGCCTGCGGGCAGGTGGCCCAGTGTGGCCGGTATCCGGCGTCTGTGGCCTCAGCTCCGGGCACGATCTCGCAGCTCACGACCTCGCCCCGGGTGGTGACGATCTTGTCCTTCCCGCCGGGCGCTGCCTTGTAGTAGACCGGCGCCGGATCGCACGGCATGGCCTTCCCGGCCGGTGTCTTGATCCAGACGATCGGAGCGCCGCAGCCCCGGCAGGTTGCTTTGTTCATTGGCTGCGCCCCCTTTCTGCCTCGCGGATCATTCCGTTTTCGATGTATCTGGTGTGTAGCCTTCCGGCCAGCCTTTCCAGCTTCGCCTCCTCGACCTCCTCGGTGGAGCGGTGGAAGATGATGCGGAGCTGGTCGAGCATGATCTGGACGTCAGCCATCTCCTCGACCACGTTGCCGATCGCCGCGGTCACTTCGCAGCCAGCCTGTGCCCGTTTGATTTTGCATAGGGCCTTGGTCAGCTCGGCCATCTCCTCGATCGCCATGTCGATTTGTGCCGGCTCTCCATAGGTGCGGATCGCTCTCGTTGTACTTCTGGAAGATGGCCTCCTCGGCTGCCTTCCACTCGGGGCCGTGCTCGACGGCTTCGCCGGCTGCGACGTGGGCGAGCTCGTGGGCCAGCAGCTCAGGCCCGGCGCTGATCGGCACCTCGGCCGAGATGCAGACAATCGGCGTGCTGCCGTCGTCCGGGAATATGGTCAGACCGTAGGCTGGTTTCCCTTCCTCGTCCTCGAGGCCCGGGACGTACTGCGCATAGTATTCGAGGCGCGGGTACAGCTCCCTGAAGGCGAGGGCGACGATGGCGGTCGGGTCGTTCATAAAGGGCGAGGCCATAGGGCCGATCACCTCGTAGCGCTTCAGGGCTGCATAGGTCTGACGCAGCAGCGCCCTGACTTCGTCCTTCTTGATGCCGTTGATCGTGGGCCCGTTCAGGAGCAGATCGAGCATTTTGTCGCTCCAGTGTTCCATCGGGGTCGTCTCGCTCATGTATCGGGCGGCGCCTTCGACCACGTCGACGGCCTCCCGGGTCAGTGTTGTGTATTCTTTCATGCGTGGCTCCTTTCTCAGACGGCCGAGCGGGTGCTGCCCGCCCGGCCTTTCTGGTTTACTTCATGACGACGACCTTGCCGGCCTCGATCAGATCCTTCAGGTTTTTCTCGAAGTAGTCGGCGATGTTACGCTTGGCCTCCAGTTTCCAGACGCCGCCGTCAGCCTCGAAGAAGCCGATCCCCTCGTTGGGGTCGACGCGCAGCAGGAACTCGCTCTCGGGCTGAGGCACCTCGAGGAAGGTGCGGAACGGCTGGAGCTGGATGCGGGGCTTGACCTCGACGAGAGCGTTGAGGGCGACGCCCTGACGGGCCTCCACGGTCTGCGTGACGCCGTTGTCCTTGGTGGAGACGCTGTTCTCGTCGGTCATCCGGCTCAGCAGGTCGAGCAGGTAGGCCGTGCCCTCGTTGGGGATGAACAGGCTGCGCAGCTCGATCAGCGCGACCTCGCGGCTGCGAAAACCTGTGCGCAGGCCCGGGACGTCAGCCTCGGCGCGGTAGAGGATATTGCGGGAGAAGTCCGGCAGGTAGGTGGTCATGACCTCGACGCTCTTGTAGCTCTTGGCCTGCACCATGATGACGGTGTTGATCTTGGCGAGCTCGGTGCGGATCAGCTTGCAGATGCCATCGAGGCCGCTGACGCTGATGCAGTCGGGCCGGTCGACGTGGGGCGGGATCCGGGTGAGGGGTGCGTCGGCGTAGGTCTGGCCGGCGATCTCGAAGGTTTTGGTCTCCTTCAGGGCGACGATTTTGTCGATCATTTTTGCGAGCATTGTGTTGTCCTCCTTTTCTTAGTTGGCAGTTTGTACGAGCTTCAGGATCTTGGGGGCCTCCTGCTGAGTGCCGTCCATGTTAATTTGGCCGGGGATCTGCGGCACCATTTCGGCCACGACCATTTCGCCGTTGCCGTCGCTGGTGATGCAGAGGGCCGTTGCGACCGGGTTGGTGGGCGCGAGCGTCGCCTTGGCCTGCACGGCCACGGAGATCGTCTGGCGCTCGTCGTCAGGCGTCAGCTCGATGGTGAGTGTGATCTTCCTCTTGGCTGTCGCCTTGGTGTTGAGGTCGAGGATGTTGTCGACGACTCTGCCCATCTCGTAGTCGACGCGCTCCTGAAACGCACCGCGGGCCATTTGCAGGATGCTCGACCTATCGATGTTCTTGTTCATGTGGTTTTACCTCCTTTGTGCTGCTGCATATAGTAAAAAATAAACTGCTGGATGATGCCGGCGTGGCCGTCGTAGTGCTCGACCGGGAACTTGCCGCCGTAGTGCTCGTCGATGACCTGCCGGATCCATGTGTCGACCGGGAAGGCTTCGACGCGGTGCAGCCCGAACAGGAGCACGCAGTCGGCGACCTTATTGCCGACGCCGTGGATGCTTTTCAGGTAGGTGCGGGCCTGCTCGGTCTCCATGCCGGTCAGCTCATGCAGGTCGATCCGGCCGTCGGTGACGTTCTGAGCGAGCTGCTCGACGTATTTGTCGCGGTAGCCGAGGCCGAGGCTGCTCAGATCTTGGCCGGCCAGCCGTTCCCATGTCGGGAAGGTGTAGAACTCGTGGCCGGCGAGCTGCCGGCGCTCTCCGAACTGCTTGCAGAGGGCCGCGACCAGCCTCTTGATCCGCGGGATGTTGTTGTTCTGGCTGATGACGAAGCTGACCAGCGTCTCCCATAGATCCTGCGTGAGGATCTGGACGCCGGCGGCCTCCAGCACGGCCTCCCGGAGGAACAGGTCAGGGGATCCGTCTGCCAGCGTGGCCTCCCGGGCCTCGCGGATGATGCTGCCGTAGCGCTCGCCGTAGTTGAGGTAGTCCTGCCAGAGCGGCAGCGTGCCCTCCTCTATGAGCAGATGCAGGTCGTCGTCGGGTTCCTTCTGCTCCATGATGGCGCAGGTCTGGCCGGAGGGGATCAGGTACTTGCCGGGGCCGAGCTCTTTCCAGCGGAAACACTGACCGCTCTCGGCGATCTTCTTCAGGTCGAAGTAGTCGACGGCGAGGGTGATGTCATCGAGGCTCATGCGGCAGCTCCTTTCTGGCCCATACGGCCTCGGTGGCGTCCGACCGGGTGGCCTTCCTGCGGCCGACCGTCTCGAGGACGCCGATGTCCTTCAGCTCGGTGAGCCTCGGGGCGACGTAGTTGCGGTTGAAATATGGGATCTTCCCGGCGGCTACCAGCTCCTCGGTGATCTCGCTGGCCGTCATCTGACGGTCGCCGAGTGTCTCGAGGATCAGGCGGCTGCGCTTCTTGACCTTCGGCAGGATGGCGTCATAGCTCTCGCGCCGGGTCTCTTTGGTGATGCTGTTCATCGGTTCCTCCTTCCTGAGCGACCAGCTCGACACGATCGGCCGGCGCTCTGGTGATGCTGTGGCTGTTTTTATCGAGGAGGGAGACAGAGGTGCGCCGGGTGCCGGCTGCGTCATACCAGAGGATGTACTCGGTGATCTGCTGGTATGTGATGCCGTTATACCTGACCGGCAGCTTCAGCCTCATGGCCTCCGCGATCTGTTTGCTGTCCATTGGTTTCCTCACATTCTGCCGGCGTCGGCACTTCGTTCCCCCATGAGTCCCACCCCGGGGCGGTCTCTCTGGCGAAAAGCTCGATCCGTGGCAGGTCGCCCATCAGCTCGACAATCCTGTCGCGGACTTCGTCGGGTTTCTGACTGTGCCTGCGCAGCGGGCTGAATACGAGCTGGCCCACGCTGGCGCTGATCCGCTTCGGCTTGCCTTTCACGGCCAGCAGGCAGGGCTCGGTATTGCCCCGCGTCCATCGGCCGAGGCCGAAGAAATAGCCGTTTCCGCTGCGGTTCTGTTTTACCCACTGGAAGGCGATCGACTTGTATGTAAAGCCCCACGCCTCGATCACCTTGAGGGCCTCCTTCATCATGGGGTAGGTCGCCCACATGAACAAAATGCAGTTATCAGAAGCAATACCCCCCCCCCGCGACGTTGACGGGTAACTTGCATATTTCGTCGACCGTCATGGTGGGGTAGTGCTCGGCCGCGTTCCCGTTGCAGCCCTTGTCTGAGTAGCTCCACGGGGGATCCGCGTAGATTATGTCGTATTTCTTATCCGGGAAGGGGATCATGGTGTCACCTCCTGAGTGGTTTCTGGCCCTGCTTGTCCGACGATCCCGTGCAGGAACTTGATGTAGCCAGCCGTCGCCGGCACCTCGTAGGAAGCGAGCTCGACCTGCTTGACGTACTTGCGGCCGTAGGTCTCGGCCATGTCACGCCAGACCGGCCACGGGACGCGGTAGAAGTCGCACAGGCTGAAGCTGACCAGCACGAAGGCCACGGCGCCGAGCTTGTGGTGGGCTTCGAGGTCGTCCTGCTGCTCCTGCGTGAGGCGGCGCTGCTCGATGCGGTCATCGTCGGTGTGCTTTGCCTCGAAGTAGATGCTCTGGCCGCCCTTCAGGGTGCCGCCGTAGTCCGGCTGAGCCTGCTTGGTGTAGCAGGCGAGGAACTGGCCCTTGCGGTTCTTGGCCCCGAGCGGCTTCATGGGCTCCGGGGTCTTTTCGATCTTGGCGAGCCCGCGGTCGCGGTAGTATTCGCAGGAGGCCGAGATCATGTTCTCGAAGTAGTTGCCGGCTACTCTGGCCTGCTTGCCGGTGATCTGCGCCCTGATGTGGCGCTCGGCTTCGTATGGCGTCGGATCCGGGTAGCCTTCGGCGTTGGTGCGCGGGTTGTACTTAGTCAATAGGCTCACCTCCCGGCCCGATGTCGAAGTGGGCGCCCGGTTGGGCTTTGAACTGCTCGGCGAGGTCGCAGACGATCCGGGCGTCGATCTCGACGCTGATGCTGCCGATCGGCCCGGGCAGGTGCAGCGTCACGCTGCCAGCGTCCTGCGGCTCAGGATCCGGGGCAGCAGCGGGAGCGGGCCCGACGCGGCTGATCTCCTCGAAGCCGTTCAGCACGGGGATCCCGGCAGCCTTGGCGACCTCGATCTCCCCGGCCATGCCCGCGGATGGGTGGGAGAGGCCGAAGGCCCACAGCTCGTCGCACTGGAGCACCAGCTCGCGGCCGAAGCTCAGGGCCAGCTCGCGCTCGGCCGGGATCGTGTCGTCCATGAACTGCGTGAGGTAGATGTGCGGGGCGATCGGGATGCAGCCCTTCATAGCTGCGGCCCGGCTGTATTCCTTGGCCCGCTGGATGTTGTTCTCGTAGTCCCCGCGGCACGGGGAGCAGATATAAACCTTTTTCATGATGTCCTCCTATTTCTGGCGCCAGCTTTCGCCGGTCAGGGCGATGGCTCTGCACATTTCCATCAGCCGGTCGATGGTGGCCCGGGCCGTGGTGTCGTCCCGGGTGTCCCGGGTGGTCATGCGTCGGATCAGCGTGTCGGCGTCGTAGTTGGTGGTCACTATGGTCGGCAGGTATGCCTCATAGCGGCCGTTGATGATGTTGTAAATGGTCGAGATCGCCCACTCGGTCGGGGGCTCTTTTCCCATGTCGTCGATGACCAGCAGCGGCACGGTCTTGTAGATCTTCAGGACGCTGCCCTCGTCTCCTTCGCTGCTGGAGTAGGTGTGCTTGATGCGCTCCAGTAGGTCGATCATGGTCATACAGATGACCGGGCGGCCCTGAGCGATCAGGTGGTTGGCTATGGCTGCGGCGAGGTGGGTCTTGCCGGTGCCCGGCGGGCCGGCGATGAATAGGCCGTTGCGGCCGGGTTCTGGCTGCCCTTGAATTGGCAGCAGCCTGTCGAAGCTGTCCGCGTAGCGCTTGGCGACGGCCGCGGCCTTCTGGTTGCTGTCCGTGATCTGGAAGGTCGAGAAGGTTCTGCGGAGGAAACGATCACCCATGCCGGACTCGCCGACGATGCGCTGGATCTTGTCGCGGAGCTTTCGATCCTCCTCAGCCTTGCGCTCGGCTTCTTCCTTGGCCTTGCGTTCGGCCTCAGCCTTCTCGAAGGCTGCCACGGCGTCGGGGCAGGTGCAGCGCTCCGGCCCGTATGGGGCCCACCAGATACGATCTCCGAAGGGGAAGCCCTTGGTGTGGCGCGGTGCTCCGCAGAACTCACAGGCGACCGGCTTCGGGGTGCCCGGCAGATCTGCCACGGTCGGGTCGTTGCTGAGGATCCAGTTGGTGCCGCCGTCCCCGGCGTCAGCCGTCGAGGTCGTCTGCTGTCTTGAAGCCCTTCGAGTAGTCGCGGCCGGCGTCGGCTGCGTTGCTGCGTTCAGGATCTCCCCGATTTTCTGCATCTGTCGTCACCTCCTCGAGCTCGTTGTCCCATTGGCCGCCGTTCAGCCATGTGGCCGGGTTCGGTATGTAGCGGCCGTTGTCTCGGCGCCACTGTTCGCTCCGCTTCTGAGCGTTCACGGCCTGCATGATCTTCTCGTGCAGCTCGGCGTCCGGCCGCAGCCGTTTCCATGCCTTGAGGGCGTACTGTTTGGCGACTTTCTTCGGGTAGGCGCTCCAGAACTCTGCAAACCTGACCTCGATGGCGTCCTTTTTGCCCTCGTCAGCCCCCTCGTCAGAGGGGGAAGGGGGAGTAGTACCATCTGTACTCTTATCTACTCTACTCTGGTCTACTCTGCCTGCGGCTTTCTTGCGGCCTTTCTTCGGCTGACCGCTGGCCGTTTGTTGGTCGTCTGCGTTTTCTCCTGCGGCTGCTGCGGCCGCGTCACGCCGACGCTGCGATCGCTCTTTTTCGGCCTTCCGCTGGTCGATCAGCTTGCCGGCGTACTCGTACCAGTCGTGGATCTCGAGCTCGCCGTCCTCGTTTTCGTCCAGCCAGCCGGCCCGGATCAGCGCTGCGGCCAGCTTTTCGGCGTCTCCTTCATACTGAGCAGCCCGGGCGATCATGCGGTGAGTGATGCCGTCGAGCTTGCCCGTGGGAGCATTGTCGAGGGCCCATAGCCAGAAGGAGATCAGCAGGCCCATCATGTGTGGGGGCGAGATCTCAAGCTCGTCAGCAGCGTCGAACAGCTTGCGGTGATCTTTGAGTGTCTGATGCACTTGGATCCATGCCACGGTCGTCACCTCCTCTTTGTGGCCGCGTGTCCTTGGCTCTTAATTGGTCGGCCTTTGGTCGGCCGTCGGTCGTTCTAAAACGGGAGATCACTGTCATCGCCGTCCACCTCCGTGAAGCCGGAGGCGTCTGCGTACCCGGGATCCGCGAAGTCGTCGCCCTGCGGCTGCGAGCCCGCGCTCTGGCCGTCTTTCTTGCTGTCGCTGAAGTTGATGTTCCTGACGGTGATCTCCGTGGCCTTGCGGCGGTTCCCGTCCTTGTCCTCATAGGTTCGGCTGGTCAGCTCTCCGTCGACGATGACGAGGCGGCCCTTGGTGAGGTACTTGCAGGCGAACTCGGCCTGCTGGCGCCACGCCACGCAGTCGATGAAATTGGTGATCCTGTTGCCGTCCTTGGTCTTGCGGCCGGTGTCGCTGGCGAGCGTGAAGCTCGTGATCGCGGTGCCGCTTGGGGTGTATCTGAGCTCAGGGGTGGCCGTGAGGCGCCCCTGAAGTCCTGTGTGGTTATACATTAGGCTTGACCTCCTTGCTGGTTATGCTGCGCCGCTGCGGCGTCGAGAGAGTTGCAGATCTCGTCGTATTCCTGACGGGTCAGGGTGGCTGGATCCTGCTTCTTGTACTTCTCGAGGATCCGGGCGTCGGTGCGCTCGCGGCTCATGCCGGCGGCCTCTGCCTTCTTGTAGAGGCGGCCGAGTTGCGCGTCGCTGAGTCGGCCGGAGCTCTGGCCCTGTCCCTGACGCTGCTGGCCCTGTCTGGCGGTTCCTGTGCCGCCGGAGCCCTTGCCCTGTGCGCTGAAGTCGTTGTTGTCGGGGTCGTCCTCGCCTTGGTCGACCGTGAACTTCTCGAAAAGGTAGTATTTCAGGGCGTAGGTGTGGGCTGCGCCCTTGGCCTTGGCCGGGTCGTCGTTCCAGCCGATCGAGTGGATCACGGCCTCGATGGTCTCGTCCTCGTTGTCGAGGTTCGTCCAGCGGATCGTCAGGTCGGCCTCGTAGAGGAACATGAGCTTGTCGCCGTTGCGGGTCTTGGTCTGCATGGTGATCCAGTACAGCGGGTCGCCGTTGTCCGAGTGCTTGGTGGCCGTCTCGGCGATGACGTCGAAGTCGACGCCGAGCTGGTTCATGATTGGGGTGATCTTCTCCCACACGTCGTAGATCTTGGCGTAGGAGTAGCTGACGCCGTCGCTGTGCTTCTTCTTCAGGATCTCCGGGCAGGCTTTCCTCATTTCGACGAGCTTCTGCCGGAGGGAGAGGCAGGAGGCCACGTCAGGCAGGGCCTCCGCGGTCTTGGCTGCCGCTGTGGTTTTCTTTTCTGCTGCGGTTGTCATGGTGGGCCTCCTTTACAAGTCGACCTTGAAGATGTCGGGCTGCTCCGTGACGGTGATGCCTTCGACGATCTCGCCGGTCTCGGTGATGGTGGCGACGCTGCCGACGAAGGTGAGCCCCTTCTTCAGCTCGCCCCACTTGGCGCTCTCCTCGGTCTTGACGTAGTCGCCGAAGCCGTTGGCCTTCAGCCACGGCACCAGCTTCGCGTCGTCCGGCGTTGCCTTGGTGCCGCCCTTCTTGAGGGTCAGGGTGCCGGAGAGGAGGCGGTATTTCTCGGTCGTCTTGGTGGTCTTGTGGGGTACGGTGCGGAAATACTCGGCGAGGCAGCTCGTCAGGTAGGATGTGCCGTTCTCGAGCCGGTGCTTGGCTGCCTCCATCTTCTCGGTGATGGCTGCGACCTGCTGGTCGGCCAGCTCTTTCAGGCGGTCGTACTCCGCACGCTCCTCGGCTATCTTGCGGACGGCCCAGTCTGCGCATCGGTCGTCCGTGATCCTGAAGCGCGGGGCCTCCTGATCGGCGATGCTGCCGATGTCAAACCCCTCGAGCTCCTCGAGGGTGGCAGCCGGCAGGGCCTCGGCCTGCTGAGCTGCCGAGCTTTCCTCGGTAGCTGCTGCCTGCTGTTCTGCGGCGATGGCCGCGTTGGTTTTATCACTCATTGTCTTGGCTCCTTTCTGCGAAAAAGCGATGGCCGCCGACCTCGATGACGAAGGCCTGGCTCTCGTGCCATGTGCTTGTGACTTTTGCGGGGTTGTAGAAGAACATGACCGGCTCGTCGGTGATGAACTCGCCGGCGTCAAATACTGCCGCCACGGCCTCCCTGACGCTGTCGGTCGGCTCCGGGCGGGCCGGTGCATACTTGAACGTCACGACGACCTCGGAGGGCTGCGTGCCGGTCTTTTCGCAGGCGTTGAGGATGCACTGTGCGACCAGCATTTGCCCCTCGAAGGACTCGCCGCCGGCTTCGGCCATGACCACGCGCTCGACGACGTCGCGCTCTGCTGCGCTCAGCTCGAAGCATGGGGCCGGTGTCGGTTCTGCTGCCGGCGTCTGGATTGGGGTTTGCGTTTCGATGACCGGCCGCGGCGTCACCACTGTGGCCGTCCCGGGCTTGTCCGGGGTCAGCGCCCCGACCACGACGTAGATCAGGGCGGTCAGGGCGGCAGCAGCGAGCAGCAGGCAGGTGATTTGCCGGCGCAGGTACTTGGCGCGGCGCTTCTTTCGTGCTATACTGTACGACGAGCGAGATCCGACGGCTGGCTGGCCTGTTCTTCTCGCAGGGGTCGCCTGATTGCAGCAGGCGGCCCTTTTTGTTACTGTTGCCATTGTTTTCTCCTCTCAGCTCGTAGCTCTGGCTGCCATCTTCGCGGCGTAGTCCGCGAGGGTGAAGTCGCTGAACTCCGTCTCTCTGACGGTGTCCGCTGCCAGCAGTACGAGGTACTCGTTGTTGTAGTATTCGACCTCCGGCTCCCGTTCCCGGCAGAGGTCGAGCTTGCGGCGGGCGTAGGGTTCGCTGCGGTTCCAGATGTCGTCCGGGATCCAGCGGTCGAGGTATTCCTCGACGCGGTCACGCAGCTCCTCGCTCGTGATTGTGATCGGCGAGCTCTTGCTCATTGTCCTCACCTCCGGGCCATGCGGGCCGGGAGGGTTTGTTCCGGCCGCGTCATGGCTTTGTTGAAGCCCTGCGGCTCATATCTGACGCCGACGATCCTGCGGCCGCTGACGCCGTACTTCGGGTTGTAGCCGAACAGGTTGACGTAGGCAGCGAGGTCGTCACGCTCGTCGTCCATCGCCTTCAGCACCTCGAACAGGGCCAGCACGTCGTCGATCGCTCGGTGGCTGTTCTGCACCTTGTCCTCGAGCTCGTAGGCAAGGATCGCGTTGGCGAGCTTGTGAGGGTAGGGCCGGCGGTCTTTGTAGACCGTCAGGCTGTCCAGCCAGTCGATCCGGCCGACCTTTGCGCCGCGCAGCAGGCCGCGCAGAAAGCAGGCGTCGAACTGTGCGTTGTGGGCGATCATCAGGACGGGCCCCGGCTGCATGAGCTTGGCGATCTGGCCGGCCGCCTTGGCCGGCTGCACTCCCTCGGTCTGGAGGAGGGTGTCGGTGATGCCGGTCAGGCTGACGATATTCTCCGGCAGCGTCTCGCCCTCGGGCAGCTTGATGAAGGTGTCCATCTTGCCGGCGATCCTCAGCCCGCCGGAGGCTGTGCGCTCCACGCGCAGGGCCGCCAGCTCGATGATCTGATCCTTGTCGAAGTCGAGGCCGCTGGTCTCGGTGTCGAAGATCACGAGGGCCTTGTACTTGTTCAGCAGGGCGGTCAGGTTACTCATGGGCCGCCTCCTGTTCTCTGGTGGCTCGCAGCGTGCCGAGCATGAAGGAGGCCGCGGCTCTGAGCTGCTCCTCGGTGGCGAAGCTGCCGCCGAAGCTCTCGATCAGCTCCTTGACGATGTCGCCGGCCTGCTCTGCGGTCACGTCCTGCTCATCGAAGGAGATCAGGAGATCGGAGTCCAGATAGCAAGCGGGGCGCAGGCCGAGGCTGCCGCGGTAGGCGAGGCTCCCGTTCAGCGTGCCATCGGCGCCGACGCGGCGGGCGCTATGCTCGTACCCATTGGAGGCCGTGCTGACGGCCGTGGACAGCCACCACCAGTCATCTGCGTTGGGGATCACGTCGCGGTTGCGCCGGTACTGGTCGACCGTCAGCAGGAAGATGGTGACGTTGCAGGTGCCGTAGTCCTTCAGACCGTCGTCGGTCGTCAGGTCGAGCTCACTCGTCAGGAAGGCGCTGGAGCAGCCGGCGGCGTCGATCAGGGTGTCGAAGAAGGGGCCGTTCAGGTAGCGCAGGCTGCTGGACTTGCTGAAGTCGTTGCAGTTGCCGTCGTCGAAGGCGCGATCCTCGACGATCTTCTCAGTCAGGCAGAGGGTGCCGGTGGCGTTATGTTCCAGCACGACCCAGCGCTGGCCGGCATAGTTGAAGGCGGTGCCGCGGGGTGCGGTCTTGAGTGCTTTTTTCATGGTTTTGCTCCTTTCGTTCTTGGCGGCCGGCCCTTGGGGCTGGCCTGTATATTCTTCAGCGGTTCGCCGGCGCGGATCCGGCTCTCACAGTGCGGGCAGATGTAGCCGGTGCGGGGGATCTTCTGGTAGATGCTGACGTTCCAGTCGAGCCCGCAGCCGACGCATTTGGCGGTCATGAGCTCCCGCCTCCTTCCGCGGCCAGAGCAGCGAACACGGCCCGCCTGATGCGGTTGCGGTACTTCTTGCGGGTTCTGGCCTTCTTGGCGTGCTTGGCGAGGTGCAGCCACCTCCTCGGGACGATGCCGGCGGCCAGCGCCTCCATGAAGCGCTCGGCCGTTTTCTTGGCCCAGTCGATGATCGGCTTGAACGCCTCCATCAGAGCGCGGGCCATTTCCTTGACGGCCTCGGCTACACGGTCGAAGGTTTCGAGGATCTGCTGCATGGTTTCCGGGCTGATATGTAGGCCGGCGGCCGCAGCGGCCAGCTCGTCCAGCTTCTCAGCGGGCAGGCCCGGGGCCTGTGCTGCCACGACGGCAGCGAGATCCTCGTGGATGGTTTGCTCGTTCATGCTGTTGCCTCCTTTCTGAGGATCCTGACGACCGTGACGAGGTCGTCGATCTCGTGCTTGGTGATGTAGGTGTCTGTCTCGCTGAGGCCGAGGTGGAGGAGCAGGCCTTCCGGGCCGTCCAGCATGAAGCCGGCAGCGGCCACAGCGTTGAGCCGGTGGACGCTGGCCTCCACGATGCAAGGCTCGCCGTTTTCCTCCAGAGTCGCCGGGAAGGATCCACGGCAGAGGAGAGTGGTCTCGTACTTGATGGCGTTGGTTTTATTCATGCTGCACCTCCCCGGGCTTCAGGGGTTTCATTTCCTCGTAGAGCTGATGCCTGCGTTCCTCCGTTATAAGCCCGAGCTGTCGGGCCATGTCGATCGCTCCGATCTGTGTCCAGTACCATGCGACCGCGCCGGCCTGCGTTTTTGCTTCTTGGATGCTCCGCTCTGTTTCGTTTCTCATGGACGCCAGCAGCGTCTCGGCGTTTTGATCTATGTCGCTCCACTTCGTTCCGCAGTTGGGGCAGTACACATAGGGAGGGGTAAACTGTCCGCAGATAGGGCACTCCTCGCCCTCGTCGATTTTGTAGAGGTCGAGGGTGTCGCCCTTGGGCTCGTCGAAGTCGAACAGGCCGTTGCCGCCTATGGTGGACTCGGTACAGTTGAGGACGATGGCGTAGTGTCCCCACCACTCGCCGAAGCCTTCGTGCCGGAGGAGGTCGCTGACCTCCTCCAGAGACAGGCGCCCGCGGCGCTTGGTGATCCTGACGATCGGCCTGTCGTGCAGATCGCAGGTTCTTTCGATGGTAATGCCTTGCTTCATTTCCGATCACCTCCTTCTCAGCGAGCGAACGGCCGCAGGGTATCGTTGTGCAGCTCGTAGGCCATGCATCCGCAGTCGAAGCGGATGTAATTCCAGTCGGTCGCGTTGTAGAGCGGCGCCCGGTCGATTTCTCCGACCTGCCGGAGCTGGCGGTGACGGTTGACTTCGTAGGTCGGGATGGTGCGCCGGATGATGATCTTCTCTTTGGCGAAGCCGTACCAGTTGTAGAGGAGCGCCTTGGCTTCGTCGTCGGTCAGGTGCTTCGTGCCTCCGGCCGTTGCGAGCTCGGTGTATTCGGACTGGCTCACGTTGTCCTTATCTTCCAGCGGCCGCCATTCCAGCTCGCGCTCGAGCTGCTTCTTCAGGTTCTCGATCTCGGTGTCGCGCTGCGCGATCGCCTTGCTGCTGCTGTCTGCTGCCTTGAAGGCCGCCATATCAACCTCGCGCTGGATCCTCTCGGCGATGCCGTCCTTGTTGGCCTTGTACGCCTTGCAAAATGCGGTTTTGTCGCCTGCGAAGTCGTAGTACGCGGCCTCGATCGCCTTGTAGAGCTCGTCGCTCGGGAAGATGCCGGTCAGGGCCTCAAACTCTTTTTTCATCATGGTGGTGTGCTCCTTTCTTAATTGGCCCGGCGGGTGCCGGGGTTCTTGGCTTCCCCTCTGAAAAACAAAAACACGGCCGCCGATCGCTCAGGAGTCTGCGCGGGTGCGCAGCTCGTCCATCTTCGCTGTCGGGGTCGTGTTGTGGTTTCTCATGGTGGGCTCTCCTTTCTTCGGCCCGGCGCGGAGCCGGGTGATCTTGGCTTATGTCTCGGCCGTTGCTCGTTTCTTGCCCCTGCGCTTGAAGTTTTCACGGAGTCGCCTCTCGGCGAGCTCTGCGCTGTACCCCTCGCGCTGGTTCCTGTCCAGCGTGCCGGTCGCACCACGCTGGAGCTCCTTGTAGATCGTGGTGTAGTGGACGGAGAGGCGGGCCGCGATGTCAGCCGGCCGGTCTCCGATCAGGTGCCACGCCTCGATCTTCTTCCTGTCCTCGAAGGTCAGGTAGCGGTACTTTCCCGTCGGTCTCACCTCCGTCTCATTTGGTCGATAAAAAAGAAAAAATGCACAGCGGACTCGGTTGGAGTCTCTGTGCATTTAATATTAGCGGACACGTTCGCTTTTGTCAAGATTAAATGCTAAAAAAGCCTAAAAAATTTTTCACGAGGGCAGCAGAGCGGCGATTTCAGCTCGGAAAAGCTGCTCGGAGCACAGAAAACCGAACATTTTCCGGGGGTAATTGTTCAGCCACTCCTCGACCTGTTTGACTTCCCGGGGCGAGACTTGGCTCAGGTCGGTGCCCTTCGGGATGTGCCTCCTGATGAGGCCGTTCTGGTTCTCGTTGCTGCCTCGTTCGCTTGGCGTGTACGGGTGGCAGTAGTAGATCTCGGTGCGCTTGCCTTTGCCGCGGCGTTTCTTTTCCATGCCGGCCGCGTCGGCGAACTCGCAGCCATTGTCGACCGTGATGCTGGCGAAGATCTTCGGGAACAGGGCGCCGACTTTGCGCTCGATGCCGTTCAGGGCCCGGACGACGCTGGCGCTCGTCTTATCCCGCAGCGGGATGATGATCTCCTTCCGGGTCTTGCGCTCAGTCAGCACGAGGAGGGTGTTGCTGACGCCTTGGCAGCTTTCGACGCTGTCCATCTCCCAGTGGCCGAAGGTCTCGCGGGTGTCGACTTCTTTCGGCCGCTGCTCGATGCTCTTGCCTGCCGGGGCTCGGGAGACGGTGCCCTCGGGTGCTTTTCTGGCCGGCTTGCGCTTGCCGCCCTGCGGCAGCATTTCGGTCGTGAGATCGTCGCCGAACACTTCGCCGCGGATGTAGTTGTAGACGGTGCTCGCGCAGACCTTCGTCTTGAAGCGCCAGCCGTTGACCTCGGCCTCGCCGACGGCAGCCTCGGGGCTGTACTTCTCGTCGCGGATCTTCTCGACGAGGTAGTCGGCCAGCTCGTAGTCGTTGCCGAGTTTCAGATCCGGGCCCTTTGCCTTCAGGTGCTCCCGGTAGAGCCGGTCGGCCTCGTCCGGGTTGTAGCGGATCTCGGTGGTCAGGTCGCTGTTGAGGTGCTCATAGGTGGCCCGCTTCATTTCCCGGTAGACGGTGGTATAATGGACGCCGATCTCCTTGGCGATCTCGGTCGGCTTCATGCCGGCACGCAGAAAAGCGTCGATCTGGATCCGCTTGGTCATTGTTAAGTGGCTGAAATGTTCTCCCATGATGTACCTCCTTGAAAATGGCAAAAGGGACGGCCGCCGGCCGTCCCTTCTTTCAGTGTGCTGCGTATGCGCTGAGCTGCTCCCGTGTTTCCTTGTCCGTGATGATGTCGGCCAGCCCGCACTCCAGAGCGTTGCATAACTTGAGGAGTGTCAGGAGCTTGGCCCCGTTCAGGTCTCGGGCGCCGCGCTCGTACTGCTGAAGCACTTGGACGTTGACGCCGGCCAGCTTTGCGAGCTGCGACTGCGAGAAGCCTGCGGCCTTGCGGAGCCTCTGCAAATTGCTGTTGTTTTCGACCTTCTCCATGCTGATTTCCTCCTGTTTTTCTATGCCTTAATTATAGAGCATTTGCTCTATAATGTCAAGTAAAAAAAGAGCGGCGGGCCTTCCCGTCGCTCTCATTCTATACCCAGCAGGTTGAGGATCGAGGTCTCCAGCGCGTCGGCCAGATATTGCAGCTCGTAGTCCGCGACGATGCGGTCGCCGGTTTCGATCCTGCTGATGGCCTTCTGCGTGATGTCGAGCCCCGCGATCTGGATCTTGTAGGCGAGCTGCTCCTGAGATAGGCCAGCCCGCTGCCGTGCCTCTCGCACATTCGCGCCGGAAATGTTGCACTTTCCGTCTGGTTTGTAAATCTTCGCAGCACCCACCTCCTTTTTATCCCAAAGATGACCACGTCATGTTGACATTACCATTTTTCCCGTGCTAATATTATCCTAAAGATGACTAAACGCTAATAAAAACAAAAGTCATCAGGAAGGAGTAACTCATGGGAACACGGTTTAGAAAAAGCAAGCAGATCCTCCCCGGTGTTCGCTTGAATGTAGGCAAAAAGAGCGCGAGCGTGTCCATCGGCCCGAAGGGTCTGAAGCATACGATCAGCACGACCGGGAAAAGTCACACCACTGTCAGTATGCCCGGCACGGGCCTGTCCTACACGACCAGCTCCGGCGGGAAGTCCGGCGGCGCTGCCGGCGTCTCGGTGCCGGCTTCAGAGCGCCCGACCTCACCCAAAAGCAAGGGTGTGGCGCTGGCCCTCTGCATTTTCCTCGGATGGCTCGGTGCCCATCGGTATTATGTCGGCAAAATCGGCACGGGCGTGATCTGGACGCTGACGGTCGGCGTCTGTGGTATCGGCTGGATCGTCGATATTGTGACGATCCTGTGCGGCGGGTTCTATGACTCAAACGGCTGCGCCTTGCGCTTCAGCCCGACCGAGGAGGAACAGGAGACAGCGCAGATCATGGCCGACTATGAGGCCACCAGCGCGGCCGAGCTGTGGAGCCGTTGGGGCGACCACCTGAAGTATCAGCCGCAGAAGGATCGCCGCGCTCGTGCGCTTTCCGGCGATCTGATGCCCGACGTTGTAGACCTCGAGAAGAAGTGTGCCACGTTCATCGGTGGAGGCGGCGACAAATACGCCACCACGCTGATCGGCTGCACCTGCCCCGACTTCGTAGAGCGGGAAAAGCCTTGCAAGCACATGTACTGGCTGGCCCACGAGCTCGGCGTTGATGGCGGCGAGGAGTAAAGGCCCACAAAACAGAAAAAGCCCGCCCGGGATCTCTCCCGAGCGGGTTTTGTATAATTTGCCGATGTTGATGCCACTGGCCGAGCGTGATCCGCGCCGCGCCGGTGGCATTTTGCACAATCAGACCTTGCTCGCGTAGTCCAGCGAGATCCAGCCGGCGCCGCTCTTGAGCTTGCCCCACTTGGTCGCGCCGGTGCCGGTGCTTTCGGCGACGATGGTGTAGATGCCCCCGCCTTTGATGGATCCGTTGGTGCCGTAGTTGGTGCCCGGGCCCTTGCGGATGTTCAGGACGTCGGCGGTGATCTTCACGCGGTAGGAGGTAGCTGCTGCGGCCTCGTTGCCGACGCTGACGGTGCTGGCGTCGACCCAGCCGTAGACGGTGGAGCCGCCGCCGGAGACGGCGATCAGGTGGTACGGGTGGGCCTTGCCCTTGGCGATGGCCGTGATCTTAGCCTTGCCGGGCTTGCAGGTCGAGCCGGTACTGCCGGCCGCGCTGGTGTAGTGCTTGCTGCCGCCGAAGGTGACGACGTCGCCGACCTTCAGGCTGTCGTCAGCGCTGCCGGAGGTCTGGCTGCTGGAGCTGCTGCCGGCGCCGGTGGCTCCGAGGCGCCGGTTGACCTCGGCCGCGATCTGGCCGTGGCGGTTGTAGAGGTAGTCGCCCGGGCAGCTCTTGGCTGCGTAGTCGCGGTGCACGGTCATGTTGCAGCCGTTCAGGTGGTTCACGCGGTCGTTTTTGCTGGTCGACCAGACGAGCTTCTTGATGCCGTTGCGCTTGCAGATGTCGGTCACGAGATCCAGCAGCGCCGCGTATGCCTTATCAGAGACGGGCCAGTCAGGGGCCCCGCCGTTGTTGGCGACCTCGATGGTGACGGCCCTCTGGTCGTTGGCATTGGACGAGGTGCACCACGAGCGGTTTGCCTCGTCGACGTAGAGAGCCACGCGGCCGTCGGTGCCGACGCCGTAGTTGCTGGACGCCTGCCGGGCCGAGGACGCGAAGATCTGGCCGCAGGTCTCGACGGAGCAGTTGCCCGCCATACAGTGGATCGTGATGGTGTCGATCGCGTGGGTACGCTTGCCCGAGTGGTTCGGACTCAGCTTGGTATAGCTGACGAGAGGGCTGTTACTCATGGTCGTCGTCTCCTTTCCCGTTGCTGAGCTCCTCGAGGATCGCGCTGGTGACGGCCTCGCCGGGCTTCAGCTCGATGTCGTTGGTGTTCTGGTTGGTTTTCATGTTGATCCCTCCTATGGAAAAAGGGCGAGCCCGTGGGCCCGCCCGTGTTGTTAGTCGATCAGCAGGCCCTCGGTGTTGAGCTGCTTGACCGCTGCCTCGATGGCATTGTTGACGCTTTCCTCGTTCAGGTCGAAGCCCTTGGACTTCAGGAACTCGAGGACGTACTGCTTCTTCTCGTCGCCGCGGCCCTGTCCGACGTAGATCTGCTCAGCAGCAGCGACACCGATCTTGGCCCATGCCACCAGCTCGCTGCGCTGCTGAGCGGTGGTCTTGCTCTTGATCCACGGGATCAGGAACACACTGACCACGGTGGCGGCCAGAGCGATGACTGCGTTGACGACGGGTGTGATGTCGATGGTATTCATCCTTTTGCCTCCGTTTCTTCAGAGCTCCCGGTCTGATCCGGGAGCGGGTTGCCGTCCGCGTCGAGCCCGTGGCGGTTTCTGCTGACCTTTTCCCCGAGGCTCTTGGCGGCGTATGTGATTAAATAGCCGATGCAGGCCGTGAAGATGGTGCTCGTCAGGTCGCTGACGGGATCCAGCCCACGGGCTGCCAGTGTGTAGGACGCGATCGGGCAGACAGAGGCCACGATGGCCGCCCAGTAGGCGAGCCTCTTGCTGGCCTCGATCTTCTTCTTTTTCGACCGGCGCCGGCGGCGTCTGGCTGCCATGTCTGCCTCCTTTCTACTCGAGGATCGCTTGGATCCCCTGCTTGGTCAAAAAGTCCTTTTGCTCGTGTTTTACCTTGGCCGCGTAGTCGAGGGCCGCGTGCATATCCCCGTTGCACTTGGCGTCAGGGATGCGCTGCACGGCCTTGGCTGTGGCCTCAGCGAGGGCGATGGCCGCGTTGGTGCTCTGGATGGCAAGGAGCTGAAGCTCCTCCCGGGCGTGTTCGCGCTCCTCGGCTTTTGCGCGGGCCGTCGCCTCCTGTTGTTCTCGCTTTTTCTCGCGCTTTTGGATCCTATGCTCCAGCAGCCAGAAGAAAAAGCCGGTCACGGCAGTCGGGATCCCCATCATGGCGATCAGGCTGCCGATGCTCATTTCAATCATAGACTCACCTCACAAAATTGGAGGGCCGCGAGCTGCGGCCCTCCGTATTTTTTAGGCTTCTTCCTCGAAGTAGCCCATGTCGACGAGATACTGATGGACGCGGGCCTTCAGCTTCGCGGGGACGTTGTCCTCGGTGATCTTGCCCATGATGATCTCGCCTGCATAAAGACGTACCAGCATTGTGCGCTCCTCCTTTCCTGAAAAAGTCAGTAACAGCCACGCGAGGGCCCGGGCGATCATTTGGTCGCCCCTTCCTCCGCGGTGCCGGCGTTTGCTGCCGCCTCGAGTGCGGCGATGGCGTCCTCGACCTGCTGGCGCAGTTTCTTCGGGACGTCGTTGATGGTCATGGTGGAGCCCTCACGGGTCAGCTCTCTGACGTACAGCTCGACGATCTTGCTCATACCGTCGCCTCCTCTCCGTAGACCACGTCAGCCAGCTCCATGATGCAGCCCTTCAGCAGCTCAATGGTGTCAGCCTGCTCGGCGATGGTCTTGTCCTTCTCGGCCGCTTCGGCCTCCTTCTGGTGCAGCTCTTTGATGCTGTCGCTCTTGTGCTTAATCATGCAAAGTTACCTCCGATCGACTGGATGTAGCAGGTTTCGGTTGCAGAGCCGCGGAGCAGCTTCACCTTGACCTTGACGCCCCAGTCGCTCGCGGTCTTGGTCGTGTTGGTGAAGAAGTGCTTCTGGCTGTTCAGGGCCTTGGTGGTGATGTCCTCCCATGTCGGGCTCGCGTCGTTGCCGTTGTTGCAGATCCAGACCTGAAGCGTGCAGCCGGCCGGGAAATTGCCCTGAATATTGACGAGGGCCTTGGTCGGCATGGCGTCGGCCGTCATGGCGACGGTCTGGACAAACTCGACGGAGGTGACGGCCTTGGTGAAGGTCAGCGTCCTCACGACGGAGGCGTCCTTGGCGTCGGTGGCCTTGATGGTGAGGGTGTGCTGCCCGTTGGTCAGCTTGAGCCACTGGTCGCCCGTCAGGCTCAGGGTGTTGGTCTGGCCGAGGGTGACGGTGTAGCTCTTGATCGCCACGCCGTCCAGAGACTCGATGACGTCGACCTGATGGCCGTCGGCGTCGGTCACGACGTACTCATACGTCGGGGCCGCGCTGCTGAAGCTGCCGAGGTCTCCGTCGCTGCCGCTGATGACGGGCGCCCGGTTGTTGATGACCGTTCTGGAGGCGCTCGTGGTATATGCGGACTCGGCGCCGGCTGCGTCGTATGCCTTGACGCGGAACTGGATCGAGGTGGAGCCGTAGGTCACGGCCACGGAGTAGGTGCGGGACGACCCCTTGTAGATCTGCGTCCATGTGCCGGAGTCCACCTTTTTCTCGAGGATGTAGCCAGAGAGGTTGCCGTCCGAGTCAGTGGAGGCGCCCCATGTCACGGTGATATTTTCGCCGCCGATGACCTCGCTCGGCACGTTGATGGTGCTCGGCGCGGTGGGCGCCTGATTGTAGATGACCGTGTAGCAGCCGTCCGAGTCGGTGGAGTCGGAGACAAGGAGATCAGAGGAAAGATTACAAGCGGGGCGCAGGCCGTAGTAGCCGAAGCAGGCGCGGTACCCGTCCAGCGCGCCATCGGCGCCGACGCCGCGGGCGTAGTAGGCCGACCCGGCATAGGCGTCGCGCAGCCAGTAGTACCACGCGGCATTTGCGGCCGGGTTGCTGTTGTAGTTGGAGTTGGCGACGCACTCAGCCGTCACGGTTGCGATGCGGCTGCTGTTGTCGCTGAAGATCGCCAGCTTGCTGCCGCAGGTATGGTCGCCGGAGAGGCCGACCTCGGTGCAGGACAGCGGGAAGATCTTGTCGGTGCAGGTCTCCGTCCCGCCGCCGTCAGTGGAGCTCTTGCCGACCGTGATGGTGGTATCGAGCAGGGCCGCACGTTCGTCGGCCGTGAAAGCGTTCAGGAAGCCGGCGAGGCCGTCGTAGGCGTTGTAGCCGTTCCAGACGTTGCCGGAGGTAGGCGCTGCATCAGCGGAGTGCTGTGCGGTGTACCACGCGCCGGCAGCGGCCGCGCTGTTGAGCCACTGGCGCAGGTTCGAGTAGATGTACCTGTTGTTGCCGTAGCTTCTGCGGTCGCTGTTGCTGTTCGCGCTTTCCTTCGCGTCGAAGCACAGCATTTTGATGATCTGGTTCGTGACCAGTGTCACGCTGTTGGAAGGGTAGCCCGCGTGGTTCTTGTCAGCCACGAGCCAGATGATCGGCTTGCCGTGAATGGTGCCGAACTTCACCTTCGACTTGTTTGCGAGGTTGCTCAGTTTTTGGGCCATGTGTGTTTTCTCCTTTCGGTGTTGGCCTCAGCTCCGGGAAGTAGCCGAAGAAGTAGGCGTCCATGTTCTGCCGCAGGTGGTAGGTGTTCCCGTGGGAAATATGGCCGCACCAGCTCGCGTAGGACTGGAGGACGCTCTCGAGCGTCATCCTGCCGGAGTCCACGAGGCCGCGGTACTTGCGGATCTTCCGCTTCATGTTGTCGATGCTCTTGGCCCTCACTTTTCTGACCACCTTGCCCGTGCTCGTGAGGTAGGTGTGAAAACCGAGGAAGTCGATGCCGTTCTTCAGCGGGAAGATCTGCGTCTTGTTGTTCAGCCGCAGGCCGAGGGGCTTGATGTAGTCCTCGATCTCCTTCAGGATCCTGCGGAGCAGCAGCTTGTCGCTGCTGATGATGTAGAAGTCGTCCATGTATCGGCCGTAGACGAGGCCGAGGTCGTCGCGCAGCCAGTGGTCGAAGTCATCCAGATATAGCAGCGCGAGGAGCTGGCTGCTCTGGTTGCCGATCGGGATGCCCGGATCTGGCGTGCTGTCGATTATGAGCCACAGCAGCCACTCGACGAAGTCCCGGAGCTCGGGATCGGACAGGGAGGCGAGCGCCTTCTTTGCCTTCTCGAAGCAGATGGCGTGGACGAGTGTATAAAAGAACTTTGAAAAATCTCCCTTGAGCACCCAGCCGTCCGCGTAGTCCCATTCCTCCATCGGCCGGTATGGCAGGCCGGCAGCTCTGCGGGCTGCTTCGTCTGCTGCCTTGCGGCTGAAGAAATAGTGGCGCATGGCGTCAGCCAGACGGTCGAGGCCGTCGTGCGTGCCTTTGCCGATCTGCCCCGCGTAGTTGTCCCGGATGAAGCGCCGGGAGAAGCAGGGCTCGAGGACGTTGTCACAGAGGGAGTGCTGCACGACCTTCCCCTCGAAGTCAATGGCGAGGACGAGGCGCTCCTTGGGCTCGTACACCTTGAAGGGGTAGTAGGGGCCGAAGGTATAGTCCCGCCTCTGAAGCCGATCCGAGAGGTCAGCGGTGCGCTCGATGGCCTCCATGCGGTAGCGCATGGCGGTCGGGTTGTCGCGCTTTCCGCAGCGTGTTTTCTGGTACGCTTTGTAAAGGGCGACGAAGCTGTTGACTTGGTTCTCCATGTTAAAAATCTCTGCCGTGGATAGCCCCGGCCACGCTTTGCGTGCGCCGCCGGCAGCATCAGCAGTCCTGTGTTTACCCATGACCCGGCCGGTCAGACGGCCGCGGCTGCGGGAGGGATATGCCTTCCTTGGATGATGGTGCATTGTGTTCGCCGGCCTCTCGGCCGGTTAATAAGTCGAGCGATCCATCGAAGCGGGGCGCAGGCCGTTGTTGCCGTTGTAGGCGTTGTTCCTGTTCAGCGTGCCATCGGTGTTGACGTTGCGGGCGTTGTTGGCCGACCCGGCACGAAAAAACAAGGCATACCCCACGGGGCTGCTGTTAGGTCTTTGTGACCAGCTTGGCAGCCCTTTCTCTATCTTTTTTGTACCATGCGGCGGTCTGGTTCTTGACCCCGGCCGCCAGTCTTGACCAGAAGGCGAAGGCGTCATCGGTCACGCCCGGGAGGTTCTCGTGGGCGAACTCAATGTTGTCGATCAGCTTGCGGCAGTTACGCAGAGCCGACCGCTGCGCCCTGAAGCGCAGCTCCCGCTCCTCCGGGTCGGTCAGGAGGTGGTCGTTGGCCTCCATCAGGTCAGCCACCAGATCGGCGGCCTCGTCGAACATTTTGTCGGCGAGCAGCCTGTCCTTTTTCGGGAAGATGTTGGTGTTTCTGACCTTCTTGTATGTGTGCTTTCGCAGCTCCTTGGCGTCGGTGATGACCTGCATCTCTGGAAGTTTCTCACGGCCGAAGGGCGGGCGGCCTACATTGGCCCGCTCGTATTGCCGCGAGTGTCCGTTGCTTGCCGTAGTACCTCACCTCCTTGCCTTTGATGATGATCTTGGCCCCGGTGCCGTCGTAGGCGGTGCCCTGTATGACGATCTCGTCGTTGTCCTCCCTGTTGCAGCAGGAGCATGGCAGCGCCAGCTCGGCGAACAGGTGGGCGATGATGCAGGACGCCTCGCTCAGCGGGATCGGGGTGTAGTCATAGCCGCCGCGCATCAGCACTCGAGCCTCGCGTAGCTCTCGTTCCATATGCCGGTCGTCACTGTGACGCCCTCGAGGGTCTCGAAGGTGATCTGGAAGGGGTTGGCGGTGATGTCTACAAAAATCGCGTCCCATAGGGCGTCGACCTTGACCTTGAGAACTGCGTCAGCCGTGTCGACGTATTCCTTCGTCGTGAGATCCTTGGGATCCTCGACGGCTCCGTAGTGTTTCATGGCCCGGCCCTCCTTACAGCGCGACGCTGGTGATGATTACGAGGACGGGGTTGGTAGGAGCTGCCGAGAAGGTCACGGTCACTTTGCTGTTGGCTGAGGCCGTGGCGTTGTTGAAGCTCAGGTCGCCCATGATCTGCTCCTTGGTGACGCTGTCGATCAGCACGACGCTGACGATGTAGCCGCTGACCGTGTAGGTCGCGGTCGTCGCTGCGGTCATGGTCTGCACGGTCTTGGTGACGGCCTTCGGGATGGTCGGCTTGTTCCGGATGTAGGCGTCGCTGTTGGTGTCCTCCACATTCCAGTCGGCCTGCACGTTCTTCTCGGCGTCGGCCGGCGCGTGCTGCGCCTGACTGTGCTCGTATGCCACCTTGCCGCGGTCGCCGCGGTATGCGGTGTTCTCGGTCTCACCGAGGGCCAGATCGTTGCCGATCGGCGCGTAGACGGTGCCGCTCCAGCGGTAGGTCTGCGCCTCGTACTGGCCGGCCGTCAGGATGATGTAGACCTTGCCAGACTCGGGCATCAGAGCTGCGCCGCCGTCGCTCGCAGACAGCCATCCGGACGAGAAGGCCGTGGCCCCGCTCACGATGTAGGCGTCGATGACGTCGTCCACATAGCTCGGGAGCTGATCGGCAGGAACATGGCCGGAGCTGTCCAGCTCTGCCACGCCGCCGGCTGCGCCCTTCTGGCTGGTGGGAATTGCACCCACGTCAGACGCCTGCGAAGGGATCGCGGGCCTGTTCTTGATGAAGGCGTCGCTCGTCGAGTCGGTCACGTTCCAGTCGCTCTGGACGTTCTTCTCAGCGTCGGCCGGCGCGTGCTGCGCCTGACTGTGCTGGTATGCGGCGTCGTAGTTGGCCTTCAGGGCGGCGGTCAGGTTGTTGTCGGTCTGCTTGTCGGCCGAGAGTGTGCCGTCCGCAGCCACGCTGAGGCGGCCGCCCACCTTGATGCCGCCGAGGGCGGTCTTGGTAGCAGCGGGCAGCTCGTAGCCTTTGCCGACGGGTTTCCACTGTGCTCCGTCGTACTGATAGAGCAGCGAGTCGGAGCTGTTGTAGTAGATCTGGCCGAGCTTGGGGTTGGCCGGAGCCGCCGCGAGAGGCTGGATGACCGCGTTCTGGATCTCGTTCTGGCTGAGGTCGAGGTTGGTCAAAAACTTCATGCTTTACCTCCTTAGTTGCAGTATGCAGTCCCGGAAAAGGCAGCGCAGAACGTCAGGCGCACGGTGTTGTCGTCGAGGTATTCGATCTCCCCGATGACAGCCGTGCCGGCGCTGTCCACGACCGTCACAGACGGCCGCTTTCCGAGCCCGTGGGTGATTGTCCAGACCTTCGCAGCCTGCGCCTGCTTGTGCGTGTAGTGCTGGTCTGAAGTGATGCCGAGCTCCTCGGCTGTCAGGTCTCCAGAGAGCTCGACGCCGTTGATCCTCGGCTTGTTGCGCAGGGTTTGGTAGTTGGAGGCGGTGCCGCCGCCGGTCTCCTTCATGGAGGCCGTCATGCCGGCAGGCGCCTCGCTCATGGTGGCCGAGAATGTCTCCGCGCTGCCGGAGAACTTGGCCTTAAAGTCGACGCTCACGGTCAGATCTGCCCGTCCTTCAGGATCCGGCTGACCGGCGCCGTCATAATGTTGCTGGCGAAGGCCCTCCCGTCTGCCGTCTTGCCGCGGATCTGCACCTCCACGGTCTGATCCGTTTCGGGATCCAGCGAGCCGAGCAGCAGCGTGTCGGCCTGCGTGAGGGTGATGCTGATGACCTGACCGTCGACGTCCACGCCTTCGTCCTCGAGGCGCTTGGTGATCTCGACTTCCTGCGGCTGGCCGTAGGTGCTCCGCTTCTGGACGCGGAAAGTCACCCACATGGTCACGAACTCGCTGGCGTCGATGTCACAGTTGATGGTGATGGTCGGTGTGGTGCCTCTATACATTCGCAGCCTCCTTTCGTGTGATTTCTGCCGGCAGCCTTAGCACTCGAGCCGCTGGAGTGTAGCGTTCCAGATGCCGGAGCTCAGGGTGATGCCAGACAGATCCACAAATGTGATCTGGAAGGGGTTGCTTGTGATTTCGCTGAAAACGGCGTCCCACAGGGTTTGGATCTTGCTGGTGTTCTGCGTCACGGCCTTGTTGAGGTCGATCGTGGCCTGCTTGGCTTCGTTGGCCGTCTGGACGGCCTGCCGGGCGATCTCGATGGCCTCGTTGGCGATGGCCTGCGCTGCGAGGGCAATGGCCTTGTAGGTCTCGTAGTCCTCCTTGGTTGCGTAGGCGTCGGCCGGGATGTAGGCGGTGACGTTGGTGGCTGTGCCGATTGCGGTGACGATGTCGATGGTTTTCTCGACGATGGTGGCGCCGCCGGTGGGCGGGATCCACTCAGCGAGGTCGCCGCAGTTGCCGTAGCAGTACAGCACCTCACCGACGGCCGGGTCGGGATCCTCTGCATAGAGGCCCAGCTCGCGGTAGAAAAAGCCGTCGCTCGTCTGGTCGTTGGTGAAGATGCCGCCGACCGCCACGGTGCCGTCGGTGTTGACCTTCAGCTTGGTGATGTCAATGACCGCCTTCGGGCTGACCACGCCGGTGAGGGAGCGGGGCGTCTGGCCCTCCTCGAGGTAGCCGTCGCCGAGGACGATCTTGGTGTAGGTGATTTTCTGGCCGGCTGCGCCCTTTGCGAGGACGATCAGACCGGCAGCCGTGATGTCGTTGTTGATAAATGCAGCCATGCGCTTCTCCTTTCTGCGTTATTCTGCGATGAGCTCGCCGGTGCCGATGGTCACGGTCTCCCGGTTGTTGTCGTGGACGACTGCCCCGGTGTAGAGGTAGATCTCGTCGCAGCCCATGACGTGCTCCTCATGGGAGTGCTCCCGGACAGCCATGCCGGAGGAAAGAAACATTTCGCCGGTGAGGCAGATCAGGATCGCGTCGAGCCACGAGCTGCGGCGCTTCACGACGCCGAGCAGCTTCAGGAAAAGCTCGAGGTTATTGTTGACGAGCTCGGGGTTGTCGCTCAGGACTTTGAAATGGTGGGGCTCGCCGCCGTACTCATACCACTCGCGCACCTCGCCGGTGCGAAAATAGTCCCGGACGATCTGCTCCACAGCGTAGCGGGTGCCGAGCTTGGAGTAGACGAGGTCGCTGTTGCGGATGACGGCCCGCTTGGCCTCGATCGAGGCCGTGCTGTCATACCACTGGATGTTCAGCTCCCACGCCATCTCGTCGAGGGTCTGCTCGTCGAGCTGGTCGATCTGGTTCCACCTGCTCATGAGCTTGATCCTCGCAGCCAGAGCCCGGGTGACTTCGTCGGTGCCTTCAGCGAGTCCCTTGACGCTGCCGTCGTCCCTCATCCATGCTGGCAGCAGTTTCAGGATCTCGGATTCTTGCAGCTTCATCAGACCACCCCCGTGACGCTCTTGTGGCTGACCGTCAGCCTGCCGCTGAAGGCTGCGACCTCGGTGTCGGCGACTGCGGTGTGCTCAGGCTTGACCACGTCGACGCGGATCGCGCCCTCGAGTCCTTCGGCCCACCTCGGGGAGAGGATCAGGCTCCTGAGCTTGTCGGGGTTGATGTCGCGGCCGAGTGCTGTGGTCTGCCACTCGTTGAAGCGGACGATCGCGCCGTCAGATCCCTCCACATTTGCCACGACCTCGGCCTCGGTGTCCGGCGTGGTGTAGTAGGTGATCTCGATGTCATAGGGCACGGTAGTCGGAGCCACAGCCCGCACCTTGTCGGTCATGGGGCGCGTGTCCTTTGCGTTGACCGCCTCCAGCACCTTGCTCAGCATGGCGCTGTCCGGCGTCTTGCCGCCCTTCAGCAGCGGCACGATCTTCACGCAGCCCTCGAGGGTTTGTGTGATCTCGATGTCGATGCTCTCGGCAGCGGCGAGGCTGCCCTTGACTTCAATGGTGAGTAGGTCGTCCGTGTAGTCGATCGCGTAGTCGACGTCCTTCACGGCCGCGGCGCTTTCGCCGTGGGCCCTGACGATCAGGGTGTCGATCAGCAGCGTGGCGCCGCCTTTGAAGGCGTGGCCGTTGTAGACCGTCAGCGTCCTGCTGATGGTCTCGGTCTCGCTGACCGCTTTGACGTCGATGATGGAGCTGTCGGCTGTCATGGCCCAGTAGATGTAGGCCAGCTCAGGGCCGGCCGTGGATCTCTTGGCCGGGGCCAGCCTGATCCGCTCGCGCAGCCGGTTGTCGCCGGCCTCGGTGTAGGGCTCGCCGTCGTCGCCTCCTGCGGTCTCGGTCAGGTTGGTCACGCTCTCGATGTACGGGATCAGGTCGACCAGCGTCGTGATCGTGCCGGCTGCGTAGCCGTTGAACTTGACGCCGTTGCCGACCGCCGACGTGGGGATCTCCACGGAGTAGGTGCCGGCCTGAAGGACTGCGATCTCGTCGGTGGCGAAGTAGTTTTCGCCGTCGGGCGTGACCTTCGTCCACTTCGGGATGATGATGTTGGTCTCTCTCGGCGTGCTCAGTGAGAAGCGCATGACGGTCTTGGCCGTGTCGCCCTCGAGTCGCTTGACGCCGAGCCGCTCGCCGATGGCGTCCAGCACTTCGCCGCGTGCATAGCGGAGAAGGGTCTGCCGGCCGACGTCGTCGAGTTTGTTGTAGAGTGCGACGAACACGGCCACGAGGGCCTCCCCGTAGATCCTGCGCTCGTCGCCGGGGTACAGTGGCTCACCTGCGCCCTTTTCCAGAGCGGTGATGAGCTCGGTGTAGATGGTGCTTGAGTCGATGGTGGTGAGGTGGATGTCCTCGCCGTAGGTGTTGGTCTCGTCGCTCATGGTGTCCACCTCCTTCATGTGTTGGTGTTGTCGATGCTGGCGTTGATCTCGAAGCCGCCCACCTCAGCGGCCAGAGCTACCAGCTCGACGTCGGTGAGCTTCACGCGGGGCTCGTAGGTTTCCACTACGAACTCCACCTCGGCAGCCAGCTCAGAGGCCGCCGTTTCGCTCGGTTGGTCGATCAGCGAGCGGTCGATCCCTTTGATGCGCTCATAGGGCACCTCGCCGCGGGTCGTCTTGAGAAGGTTCTGCACGCACGTCTGTGGCGTGCCGTTGCCGCTTGCTTTCATGGGATCACCTCGCTTTACTTGGTCAGTTGTGTGTTGTTGGGTTTCCTCGCAGCCTTGTCGCTGCTGGACGCTCCGATCGAGGCAGCGGAGGAGCTGATGCCGAGCTCCTTGTAGGTTGCCACTCCTGCGGCCTTTTTGGTGCCGGAGGAGCTGCTGCCGGACGAGCTGCTCGAGGAGCTGGTCGCCTTCTTGCTGCTTGCCTCCTCGGCATATTCCGTCAGGGTGATGGAGATCTTGCCCTTCAGGATCCTGCCGAAGTCGTCGATCGTGGTGTCGCTCAGCTTCACGGCCGTGAGCTGGAGCTTGGGAGGGCCGAAGCGTCGGCCCGCCAGATAGAACGGGGCGTAGTTGCCGACGAGCTCAGTCCATGACTCATACTCGCCGCGGACGTCGGTGCCGGCTACCATAGCGACGTCGAAGTCGAAGGAGAGGCTCTGAAGTTTCAGGGCCTTGGTCTTGGTGGCCGGGGATCCAGCCTTGTCGTCGCTGTTCTCGGTATCCAGCTCGACGCCGGCCGAGATGCCGTTCAGGGCTGCGATCTTTCGGCTGGAGACTTCCCACGTCTTGCCGCCCCATTTCGCCATGATGGCCATGTGCGTCTCGCCTCCTTAATGTGGGCCGCTGGTCTCCCCGTGGACGCCGGCGTGCGTGTGGGTCTTGAGGCTGATGCCGGAGGCGGTGACGTCGCCGTCAGGCACGGTCACGTCGCCCTTTTCGACCTTTACGTTGCCGGGCACAGTGCCGTCCCATTCCCCATCCATGCGGGAGAGGATGATGCCGGTGCCGTCCTCGAACATGGCATAGGCGACCTCGTCGCCGGGCTTCAGGTTTCCCATCTTGCCCCGCAGCCACCACGGGATCGTGAGCGGCCGCGTGACCATGCCGTCAGCGGTGCAGGGGAGCACTCTGGCCGCGGTCTTGTCGCCGTTGCGGTCAGCAGCTCCCTCCACTGTGGAGATCTTGCCCTTTTGGATCATTTGGTTGTTGCTGTTCATTAGTAGCCCTCCAGTGGTCTGCGGAGGTACAGCTTACTCCGGGTCTTGACGTAGTCGTGACGGATCCGGCTGATAAAGGCCGCGCCGTCCCATGACTTCACGCCCTCGGTCGCCAGAGTGACCACGGAGCCCGCTGCGTAGTTACGCAGCAGCGAGCCCGTCCAGAGGGTGCCGACCGTCGCCGCTTTGTTGGCGTCCCGCAGGAGCCCGCGGGCGAAGCGGTCGGCCTCTGACTGGTCGCTCATTCGGATCGGGATGACCTTGTGGAGCACTTTGTCGCCGCCAGCCGGCGCCGAGAAGGTGCCGGTCAGTCCTCCGTTGACTACTTCGGCCGAGCCGTAGGCGTTGGCGCCTTCGTCCCGGTACTGGAAGTCGCTGGCGGGTGTGATGGTGATGGTGTTGCTCGGTGTCTGGCTTTCCATGTATGCCTCGTCGTAGACCACCAGCTTGCCGTCATAGACCAGAAACGCCGCACCCTCGAGGGTGCAGCGCTGCTGGAAGAAGGCGAAGTCGGGGAGGTTGTTCTGCTCGACGTAGTCATAGGTCTGGTCAGTGATGCCGAAGGTCTGGAGCGTCAGGCCGTGCCGGCCAGCGATTTCCTGCGCCAGTTGCAGGAACTTGACCTTCTCCCACGCCTTGCTCCGCTTGTCTTTCACGGATTGCGGCATGGAGTAGGCCCGCAGGGTCACGATGCCGGACTCGGGCACGACGCTCTCGACGAACATTTTGCCGGTTTTGGCTGCTCCGTCCTCGATGGCGATGGTGTCGCCCTTCTTGGGGTTCCATGTGTCCCATAGTTGGCGGGTGTCGTTCAGCTTCAGCAGTAGCTCGTCGCTCTGCTTCTCGGCGTACATATCGTGATAGCAGCGGTGGACGCTGATGTCGGGGTAGATGTCGACGCCTTGGTATAAGATTTTCACATGGATCACCTCCTCCACGGGGGCAGCGTGTCGGGTGTGGTTACGGTCTCGACGATCGGGATCCGTACCAGCTCGCCGCCCTCGAAGATCAGGACGTCGCAGAGGTCGGGGTTGGCGGTGATGATGGTGCTCGCCATGCGCTCCTCGTTATAGGCAGCCAGCGCGATGCTGTCAAAAGTGTCGCCGCCCTGTGCGGTGTACTCAATAAAGCCGACTGTCTGCTGTGACATAGGCGCCGCCCTCCCTTCTGCTTAGTGCTTCGAGAACGAAGTCGATGAACTCGGGCTCCAGCTCGCGCAGCTTGCGGATCAGGGCGTCCTCGTCGGTGTCGCCTTCGATCTTGATCTGCGGGGAGAAGGAGAGCCCGCTCAGGTCGTAGACCACGGACGTGCTCGAGCCTCCGCTCAGCAGCTCGTAGTCGCTTTCGTTGGACGCGCCGAGCATTTGCCCGGCCTTGGCCCAGTATTCGAGGTTTTCGCTGCGGTATGCAGGGTTGAAGCTGATGACAGCCTCGGTGGGGTATCGCGGATCCTCGCCCGCGATGGACGGGCCGCTCGTGAAGCCGCCGGTTGCGAAGCCGGAGACGCCCCCGCCGCCACCCCCGCCGCCGAACAGGCCGGCGATCTTACTGATGACGCCGGAGCCGAAGCTCACGATCTTGGCGATGACGTCGGCGATCGTCCCCAGCACGGAGGCGATCGGCTGAAGCAGGGCCAGCAGAGGGCTCAGGATCGGCATGACGAGGTTGAGCAGGGACACGAGAGGCGGCAGCAGCGCTTGGACGATCTGCATCAGAGGCGGCAGCAGCGGCATGATGACG